CTTTGGACATTGTAGCGATACCACTCGCCATTCGTAAATCATCTGAAAGTAACAGAATTTTTTTCTTTTTTGCCATAACTAATTTTAAAATTGTGAACCTGAAATTTGAAGTTTTGCATATTCATTCATATCTTTTCTAAAAGCTTCATCATTTACATATCTCTCCACTGTTCTATTTACTAATTTTTGTAAAGTAACATCAGAATTAAATGAAACTTTTTTGAATGAAGAATATACATCTTTCAAGATTTTCACAGTTGTTAATTTTGTGTTTTCTTGAGTCATTGTAATTATTATTTATATATTTGTATATATAAGTATATTACAATTTAAAAAACATATAATTTTTTAAAAACTTTTTTTATTTTGTAGCCTTACCATCACAATGCTTACCCAAAAATTCGCACCATTTACAATTTTTCTTATTTGCACCAGGTACTTTTGGGAAATCAATATCTTTATAGTTTCCCTCATCATCAAAAACAGTGTTAATAAATTCCATAAATTCATCATGTGCTTTTGTAACAGATGGTGCTCCATGTGCAGGTGCATGTTTAGAAATGTGAGGTACTGGAAATGCAGTATCTTCCGGTAATTTTCTTCTCATTATTTGATATTCTACTTTAATTTTATTTAAAGGAATATTAAATAATTCCGAATAATATTTTTTATATAAAAGGATTTGTGCGTTTTTAAACTTATCAGCTTTTTGATATTGATTCCAACCTTGCGTTGAGGTTTTAAGGTCAATAATAATAATTGAGTTTTCTGCCAAATCTCTAAGTACAATATCAATAAATCCAATAAAGTGAACTCCTTCTTTGATTTTTGCATTTAATGGGATTTCTATACCAACTAATTCAAAGCCTGATTTTGAATAGAATTTATTAAGATTCTTTTTTAACCAAGCTAAAATTCTTCTACCATCACCATAAAATTCTTCCAATTCAATTTGCTCACAAGGAATACCTTCTGATAATGCTTCTTTTTCTTTTTTGAAATTTTCTCTTAATCTTTCTAATAGTAACTTATCCAAATCAATTTCATCGGCTTGCTTTTTGGATACACCATACATAACTGAAAGATAATGTTGGATAGTTTCGTGCATTGAACTACCAAAAATTGTGTGAATGTTACCAGAACTTTCACCTAACTTATCTATGTAATTTAACTTATATTGCTGCGGGCAGTTACTCCACATTGAGTACTGCGAAAATGATACTTTTGCCATAGTGTAAAGATACGAAAAATAGTTGAGAATACCAAAACTAAATCTTTAGTTTCAGCTTTGTAATTTGTTTAGGGTCAGTACCATACATTTCAGCTATTTCTTTAATATGTTGTTTACCTGATGTAGTTTGGTATAGGATATGTACATATTCCTCAGCTTCACTAAGAGATACTTCGTATTTCTTACCTACTAATTCAATAATCCAGCTTTCATATTTATCCGATGAAGCTGGTTTCATATATTTTAGAAACGCTCTTGTCTTTGGTATTAAATCAATTAACGCAAGATACATTGCTTTAGGCGGTGCCTCTTGTAAATAAGGTTGTATATCCGCAATCAATTCAATCCATTCAGGTTTCATTGAAAGAAAACGTAGTACCATATAGTTACTCCACGTTTTTTTATCGGCATCTTCAAGCTTATCCCAATACTTTGGGTCTTTATCTTGCGTTATTGCGTTTAAGTGGTCAAATAATGTTTTAGCCATTTATATCTAAATCTAATGAACGTGTTTCTGCTGCTTGAAGTCTATCTTTTTGTTCTAATGCTCTTAATTGAACAGGTTTTAAATCTTCTTGTTCTTCACCACAATCACCACACAAATATACTTCAAAAGGTATCATCATATCTTGGTCACCACCATATGCTAATTTAGATAATCTTCTCATCTTCATAGCTGGTAGGAATGTTTTACCCCCGCATTTACAAAATACAGGAACTGATTGTGATATATCTACTTTTGGTTGTTGTGGTTGCTGTGGAATTTCTCCTGCTCCAATAATGTTTGCCATATTATATTGTATTTAAAATTTGTATTAATGTTGATGCTGCTATAATTTCTTTATCAATTGCTATCGCAGATTTAGCAACCCCATCACCTAAAAGTAAAATAACACCAGAAGTATTATCTCCAGCATATTCATCTACCTTATCGTAAAGAATTGTATATAGGTCAGAAAAATCATTTGCTTTACTATCAATAATAGCTTGCCTTAATTTCATATATTTGTTTCTTTTATCATCATTTGATTTTAAGATATCCAACACCTTCATTTTATAATCATTTTCTAAAAGATTTTGAGTGTCAACTTTCAATTTACCTTTAAATGAATTAGATTGGCATGTATTGATTACCTTACGAATATCAGGATATGCTGCATCAATAATTGGAACTAAATCCTTTGGGTCAAACTCAACATTTTCTGCTTTTAAAATTTTACTGATTTGAATTGCAACATCCTTTTTAGTTGGTGGAACAATTTGAAAAGCCTGACAACGAGATTGGATTGGTTCAATAATTTTTTCTACATAATTACAAGTCAAAATGAATCGGCAATGTCCACTAAATGTTTCCATCACATTACGAAGTGCCGCCTGACCAAATGTGGTTAAATAATCCGCCTCATCTAATATTAGAATCTTAAATGGTTTAAATCCCATAGAAGAAGAAAAGTTTTTAATTTTTTCTCTAATAGTATCAACACCATTTTCATCAGATGCGTTGATAATCATATAATCACAATCAATTGATTTAACAATCAATTTTGCCAATGTGGTTTTACCAGTACCCGCTTTACCATATAATAGCAAATGGGGAACTTGTCCACTTTCTATATAAAGATTAATTTTTTCTTTTAAAGATTCGTTACCAACATAATCTTCTAATTTTGTAGGTCTATATCGTTCAACCCACAAACTATTATTTATTTTTTCGTCTTGATATTCAAACATATTATTTTATTTTCCAGTTGAACCGAATCCGCCTTCGCCTCTTTCGGTATTTGATAATTCTTCTGCTTCCTCAAACTCAATTTCAGGATGTGGGATAATCATAATTTGTGCAATTCTATCTCCTACTTTATAATCATTCTCAGCGATTGAGTTCTGATTAACTTTGTTGAATGTAGCTTGTAATTCACCTCTATATCCACTATCAACTACACCAACACAATTACTTAACATTAATCTAGTCTTTCTAACCGATGAACGAGGGAATATTAATCCCACAAATCCATAAGGTATTTCTAATGCTAAACCAATACCAAAAGTAATTTGAGTATCCGTTTCTGATATAATTGATGTTGCTACTAAATCCATTCCAGCATCACCATCTTTAGCGTATGATGGGATAACTGCGTTTTCATTAAGCTTCTTTATTTTTACTTGCATTTTCTATATCTTTTTTAAGCTCTTCTGCTGATTTCTTTTGATATTCTCTTAATGCTTTACCTGCATCTGTCAATTCTCTAGCAAACAACTTAAATGTTTTACCATTATGAGAGAATGATATATATGCATTTTCAGTATTACTAACTGTAAATGTAACCGCAGGGTCTTCTTGTTTATCCATTTCATCATCAGTCCATGCAAAAATTTTTGGTTCATCATCATCAAACTGATAACACCATTCGCATTCTTCTAATCTTTTTTGAGTAAGTAAAACTTCTCCAATTGGTTCTAATTTTTCGTTTTCCATTTTATTTTAATTTAATTTATCTTCCCACTTCTCCTAAATATTTTTCTTTCATTTCTTCCCAACTAATTCCAATAGCATCTATATAAAATAGATGTTCAGGTTTTAATCTACCTTCTTCATGTAATTTTGTATATCTACTTATTGCATGTTTTTTCCACCACTTGTTAATATACTCAGTACCTTGCTTAAATTTATCTTTAAGGATTAATTTATCTTCGGTAATTTCATTTTTCAAAAACTCACATCCGTTTTCATACATCATAGCCATATACACACCCCTCTTAAATCCGTGATGATATTCAGTTGCCTTAATACCACACTCTTTAAAGATAGCACTTAATATCTTTTGTTTGATACCACTAACAGGTCCATTAGCTTCATAACCCATATTAGCACCATTACGAGCTCTTTCATCTGATATATTTTCTTTATACCAGTCTGCTCTATTTTCTTTTAACCATTGATGCCAAGGGTCATAATATTTATCATCCGGCTTAATACTAATCTTACCAGCTGATTCACCTAAAGTTTTGAAAAGCGGAATACCATTATATTGAGAATGAATACCATATAAAGAAGTAGTACCAACTGCAATCAATATATTATCGTATTTTGATTTCCAATAGTTTCTAACCTCAGGTACAGTTGTCATCATAGCGATTAACTTACCACCTAAAAAGTTATAACCCAATGGTTGAGTACATACAATTGTAGAAGCGATAGTAGTGTTGTTTAATTTACCATCAACAAATTTATTATCCTTACTCCAACCAATGTAGTTATCTCTAACTCCCATAGCAGTAACATCGGATGCTAATGAAATCTGTCCTAATAATTTTCCACTAGTCTTATCTTTTACATTAATTTTTACATTACGACCAGGGTTTGCTGTAAAATCCATTGTGTGAATCATACGTCTTACCGCTGCCCATTTAGTAGATTCCTTTGGGTCCTCTACGATTTCAACATAAGGGTCTAACGCTTCAATTTCTTTTATCGTTAGCTCCTTATCGTTGATATCAGTTGGTTTCCATTGAGAGTCATAATAAGATGCTATTTGGGCTTTAGCCTGAATCATTGATGGTTCTTGCAACTCAACCCACTTTTTATATAGTGTTTGTTCTTGCACAGACATTGTCATCAAATAGTCCATATTTTCTTTTAACTTTACCTTTTCAGTTTCAAAGTCAAAGACAGGTTTTTGTGGTTCAGTATCCCAAAAGCTCATAGTAATTATTTAATTTCTACTAAGTAATAGTTTGAAGTGTAATCTCCATCAACAAAAGAAGCATGTGCTAATCCTTTAGATGATATTTTTAATGAAGAAGATTTAGAACCTTTATTAGCTGTTAAAATAGCTTTTAAGTATTTTGCAGAAAATGCAATTGGTTCAACATCTCCAGTTCCTTTAGCTTCAACATTAATAGAAATTCTATTTGAGTTGATAGAAGAATATCCCAAAACAATTTCAGCTTTTCCAGCTTTAGATGTAAATGTAAAAGTATCTGCATCTGCTAATGCTCCTTTAGATTTGATGAACTTATTTACAAAGTCATCGTTTAATGTTACCTCAACATCAAATGGTGGTAACGCTTTTAAATCAGGTACTGCTGGAATAACAGATGGTGCTGCTAACATATATTGTACCTTAGTTCCTTTATCAGAGAACTTAACTGCTCCAGTTGTTTCTTCAACTGTAATTGCTTCATCCAATACACTCAATAATCCTTTTAATTGAGATGTGGTATAGATACCAAATTCACCTTTTGGAAAATCTTTCTCTGTCACAACAACATCACCTAATAAAGTTTTGTCATCTGAAATCATTCTTACTGAAAGATTCTTACCATCGGCTTTTACCATAACAGATTCAATCTCACCACCAAGGTTGTAACGATTGATAAATCCATCAAATTTACTTTTGTTCATAATATACTTTTTATGTTTTAATGTTTAGAAATACAAATATACGAAAAATATTTGAAACTACCAAATTAAAATGAGAAGAATTTCTCAGCTGTTTTTGCAGCGGATAATACCTCACCCCAACCTAATGCTCCATAGAAATCTTCTAATTTCTTAAGCAATTCCCTTTCAAAGATTTTATCATAATCAATATATTGAATTACCAAATCCATTATTTCGGGTGCATCATTATACCCTTTAAATGCCAATCCTTCTAATCCATATGGATTTTGTTTTAGATATACCCATTTTACTTTATCACCATCTCTCATTGGTTCATACTTAGATGGGCATTTAAAATGTATTAATAATTGATTATGTGCAATTGCTGCTTTAACGTGTGCCGGAGTTCCAGATGCAAATTGGAACATTGCCGTTTGGTCTTTTTTCTTTGGAAGATATTTTGATAATTCTTTTACTGCTGAATTTTTTGCAATAGATGTTACATCCATTGTTGAAAGTGCTTTTTTAAATGCTTGAATTTTATCGGTTAAGATTTCTTCATCATCACCTTTTAGAATTTGAATAATAACCTCACCCATAAATTTACGGAACTCAGCCGGATATGATGAACGAACTACGTCCAATCCTTTAACATCCAATCTATCCATTGGAATACCATTCTCAGCCACAATCCATTGAGCGTATCTTTTTTTAGCAATCCAAATACCACTTCTACTTACAAATTCTTTTTTAATTTGGAATCGGTGTTTCTCTTTATCAACGTTAAATACTTTTTCAGCCAAAATGTTGTAAAAATTATTTAAGAAATCTTGCGTTTCACCAGCAATACCATCCACTAATTTTGCAATATCAGCATCTTCTTTTGTTTTCCAATCAGGGTATCTAAAATCTAAAATAGGTACTGCTGAAAAGAATACAGAATCCGTATCAATGTAAATGTTGTAATCACCATCCTTAGTTCCTAACTCTTTGTTGTATTTAATATTAGCCATATCCGCAGTTGATTTAATTACGGTCTGACCTGTTAGTGTTACGGCCTCAGCGTTATCCACATCATAGAATCGAAAAGCCGGTAAACCTAACACACCATAAAGAGAGTTCAATAAGATTTTTTGTACCAGCTGTCTTTTTTTATAGAATGCGTACTTATCTTTATCGCCAGCTTCACCAAACTTCTTTTCTAACTTACGAAACTCAACACGCTGATTGAACCATAAATCCAAAATATCAGGGATACACCCCGGCTTATCGGTTTTATATAGTACACCATTTGATGCTACTGAACATTTAGCTTCCTCAAATAGTTTCTTTAAGTTTTCTTTTGTGATTTGTCTATCACCAATTGTGTACATATCAACCTCACCCTTCATAAACTTTTGTGCATCCCAATCATTAATCTTACCAATCTTAGTTTCGGGACTGATGTTTACAGTCATAATGATTGATGGATATAGTGAAGTTAAATCCAAGTCATATATCCACTCGTATTTACCAACAATAGGTGCCTTTACATAAGCTCCAATGAATTTTTCTTCATTGTTCTCTCTAATAGCATCCATACGTTCTTGTCTATCCGCAGGTTTATTAGGGGCTACAATGTTCTTACGCTTAAGGTAAGTAAGTAATGCACCCTCTAAATATTTAGATGAGTAAACAAAATCTTCATACGGAACGTGACCTGCATGGCAGATACCTCTACATAAATCTATGAATTGTAATTTTCTATCCAACGATACAACCAGGTCAACGTCAATCAAGTTATACTCAATAAACTTTTCAATATCATCTTTAAATAATTGGTCCAAACTACCTTTGTATTCAATCTTACCTCTACCTAATTCTTTCATAGCGATACTATCTAATCGGTAGTTATCCAATTCTGAGTATGTGTATGTACGATATAATTGTAGATAGTCCAAATAAGATACACCTGCCATAAAGAATCTTTTACGATATGGTGACCAAAAACATTCACCAATTGGAGATAATCTATTAGCGTGCTTAGCACCTAATAATCTTTTAATACGATTATACAAATAAGGAGTATCGAAATAATCAATGTTCCAACCACTTACTATTGTTGGATTAATCATTTCATATAAATTCAAATACTTTAGAATCATATCCCTCTCATCTCTAAAAGGAATTACAGTTCTATTGCCGGTATTACTTTCTTTCATCTTACCAGCTTTATCCATAATCAATACCCAATAATGGTCAGTAGCAGAATCATGCAAACCTATCGCTGTAAGTTCGTTCTC